GATCCCTGGAAGCGATATTGCTCTGTAGCAATCCCGTATACATCAGCTTTATCGTCAGGATTTCCAAACTGGCGACTTGCAGGCAATGCTGCATTTATAACTTTAATAAATTGATCATACCAGTTGGAGTTAGCAGGATCGTTCCATCCGATAACTTGATTTGCTAGATTTCTGCCGTTAGAATCAACTACTGTTTGAGTGGTCTGTACCGCAGTAAATTTCAATAATCCAGAGCCTGCAATATTACGTTTTGAGTTGTAACTGAGCAAGCGGGCCAGGCGTAACACGCTGTCACGACGTTCTGCTAGTTCTAAAAAGTTTTCGCGGGCGTTTAAATCTGTGCGGAAACTGATGCTTTGACCAAGGAATGCAATTAGGTCAATTAGGGCCAAATACTCTGAGCTTTCAATGTAATCGTTAAAATCTTCCGGATAGTTTTCACGGATATAATTAATCATTACTCTGCGAAGATTTTCAAAGTCGTAGCTTTGGAAATCTGCATTACGAAACGTCTGGTATATACGTTTCCAATCTTCTGCTACCAGTAATCTATTTTGTCGATCAGTTGCTGACATACGCCCTTCCCAATTATTGAGTATTTAGCGTAGTTTATTATGTAGGAGTTTAATTCACAAGTCCGTTAGCTTGATCAAATTTCAGCTGTATAGACTCTTGTATGTAGTATGGCAGGTAGGTTAATCTACATTCGATCTGTAGGCCACTTTCATATTGTGTGATGATAACTTGGTCAGCTCGAACACGTGGATCATAGTTGATAATGTCCTCAACATTCTTTGCCACCAACTGTTTAAGTTCCTCAGTTAGTGGTTCAAATATCACATCCCAGATCACTGTGCCAAATGTTGGATCATTTAATTTTTCACCTTGTCTTATATGGAAATGGTTGAGAATATCCTGTTTGATCAGGGCAAGATCATACAGTGCAAAGCTGGTAGCATCTTCAGATATAGTACTAAACCCTTTATAGGTCTTGGTACCGGGAACATTCTGCTGAGTTCGATTACCTGGTAAAGTAATCTTTTCATATAGTTTAGGATTAGCTGACATAATAGTATTTAATCTCTTTATTCTTCATCAGGTTCTGCAGGAGAGAATTTAATAAAAGTATCTTCAATAGTTGTATATTGTTTCCATGCATCTGCAGGAGCGATCATTGTTTCTGAAAAATCTGACTGGTCTGATATTTGCTCTGCATCAGTATCTTCATATCTATCTTCTAGATCTCTGTCAGTTTCTTCTGGCTTGACTTTTAACGGATCTAAGTTTTCATGGTATGGATACGGCTCAAATGTTGGAATGCGGCGCATAATACTTGGAGGTATGACGTCTTCTACAAACTCTCCAGATTCATCTGACAGCTTATGTAATTTTAAACGTTGAGGTAATACTGCTTCAGTAGCATTAGCGGCAGTGGCTGCGGTAGATGCCGTAGGTCCGTTAAAATTAATGTTTCCGCCAGATATAGTAGTATTAGCTGCTTTAATTTCCATATTCCCTCCAGAAGTTTGAAAGTTGTGGCCGCCAATATTGAAGTCAAAATCTCCGCCTACTTTATGTTGATACGCACCGTCAAACACTTTATCTACATCTTGTAATACATGCTGTAAGTAGTTTTGATCGTATAATTTGTTTACATCTTGTTTCACATGATGTGTATAATTTTGCTCGTATGTTTTGTCAACATCTAACTTAACATGTATTTTTTGATTTCCGTCAACAATTAAAATTTGGTCTTCAATCACATGAGTATGTTTTTCACCGCGAACTTTAGTATTAAAATTGCGACCACATTCAATATTGATATCACGATCTGCATAAAAATTTAAATCGTTTTTACTATGTACACTGACACTGTCCTGTGCAAAAATGTCAATCTTGCCGTCACTGGTCAGTTCAATCCAAGTGGTACCTCTAGCATTGCCAATATAGATCAAATCTTCAGTATTGTGCATCAGGATTTGATGCCCTGTACGAGTTCTAAATCTCATCAACTCGTTGTGCAATAGTGTAGGATCACCGTCAGTTTCTTGATTTTCTACTCTAGCATATTCAGGGGGGCCTTCGCTTGCTGTTGTCTTACGTAAAAATTTATCGTCACCGTCGTCCATTACAAAGCTGCTGCCGCCGAGTCGACTAACAGCAACATTGTTAGTCCTGTACTCTCGCTTACCAGTGTCTCCAGTTTTTGCGCCGTCTTGTTTATCTAAAGGTCCGGGAGTTGAAATGCCAAAGACCATTGACGGAGTTTCTCTTCTAGCACTGCTTGATGTAATGCCTCGGATATCATCTTCTAACAATCCCTGATCGTCTAACACAATTTCTTGTGGTGTTGCAGGTTTTGTAATAGCAGTTGCGTCAAGTGTTTCAGCTCCAATAACACTGTTGAACTCAGCAACTGGCACACGCTCTTTATCAGTAACTTTAGTCTCGTCTACATTGTAATAGGTACTTGCATACCCGGGAGTCATAAAATTCTTTTTGTCATCGAGCACACAGCCCATCCAAAAGTAGCCTTCTCCTTTGACAAAAATAACCATTACAGTGGATCCTACATCGGGAGGTATCATCCACATGCCGTATGATTTTTGTGTGTTATTATAGTTGTCTTCAGCGTCACTAACAAAATCAACGCTGGTGATTCCCCAAAACGGGCTTAGGTATCTTGCCTGCTGTAATTGACCTTCAGCTGCTTCATCGTTACCACTTTCTCTATATAATTGCACCTCAAGGATGCCCATATAATTTTTGTCGTGATGACTAATAACTTTTGCTAGAAAGGGACCAGGGTCTGTTGTTTTTCCTGCATCAGCAACATTTCTTGTATCTTCACTCATAAGTTATTCTGCCAATTGCGGGCCGACTCCTGCATTATCTGTAGTTTGTTGTATCTCTTCTGGTGTGCGTATTTCGCCTTCTCCAGTTGCTCCAGTTGCTACTGCAGGTTTTACATTTTGTGTATCCTGTAAAAGTTTTACTGTACCACCTTCTGCTGCCGATGGGTTGCTTGATTGCCCTGCACGTCTGATTAATGTTAAAACTTGCGTAAATCTTCCACGAGCAAATGTGCTTTCAACTCTAGTAACTTGATATAGTCCACTAAACTGATTGATTAATTTTGTTGGTCCAAATGTATAAGCACCTTTGCTCATGTCAAGATCAATTGGAGTTCTAAAATCAACTGTTACATCAACTTCTCCTGTTTGATAATCAATACTATAGTCGGCTGTCATATTTTCATATTGAGACTTTGGAGCAGTATAATTACCCATACCGCTATCACCTAGATAATATGGATCGCCTAAAATAGTCAGTGTGGTATTAACCATGTCAAACGGATTGTTCAATACATTGTTTTGAAAATCCTTTGCTGCTCTAGTTTCAGGAGTGTCCTTGGCGCTGCTGCTGCTACCGGTGTTAGTAGTTACTGAATCGTATCGTACTTCTTTTGTTACTTCTCCCTCTATTGGTTTACTAGAACCAGCCGCTGGCGGCGCTGGTTGAGCTTCAACCGCAGGATTAGCTCCCGACGATTCTTTTGCTCTTTGTAGGCCAGCAGTGTTCTTTCCAGCATCTGCAGCCATAGCTGTATAAAATGCCGCTTTAAATTTAATGTCAAAATTTATTACATCTAAGTTTTTAGCTGTATAGATATAGTTGTACGCTTTAACTGCCTGTTTCTTTGCCTGTTTAACTTTAGGGTTGGCAGTATTTGGGGGCATAAAACTTGAAGCATCGATACCAAACGGTACTACTCGGTACACAATAAGTTTTGGTTGAACCCCAGTTGTGGCCATGTTGGCATCAGATGGAATTGTAAACACCTGGGCTTCTATTCGCCACCATGGTATTTTTCCAGTATCAGAAAGCTGTGTAGCTGTTAGTGCTTGACGACCATAGTCACTCATTAGTAAAACTTGATTTATAGCATTAGGAATGTCAGTACCTTGTGAAAATTTAAAAGTACCTTCGGTAGGGTCTATTGATATTTTTCCTCGAGTATATACTTTAGAGGTTTCATTGTATACTAGGCCTTCTTTAGCAAACGAAGAATCTCCAATACGTTCAGGAGTAAATCCCATACTGGCTCTACCCAAACTATTCATATCAGCAGTATATTGTATTAGTGTTCCGTTACCGCCTTCTTCTTTAGCTAAGATTGCTACTTTTAATTTACCTTGTAAATCTCCGCCTTGTACTGCTCCTGTATTTGGAGAACTTGTAGCTGATCCGCCATCGTCGTCATTTCCTACTGGAGCTCCTGATGTTAAATCTTTAGGAAACATTATCAATATTTGATCAGGTACTCTACCAATTCCTTTTTTAGCTGCATCGTTAAGACGTTCATTTAATACAACTTGCAAACTTCGTTCACCTGTTTGTAACATTTGTTCAACAGTTTTACCTCTGATAGTTATGTCAGTCTTGAGTTCTAAATAGCTGCTAGCAAAACCTTTTTCATTCCACGGAAATGCTGCTACATCATATTCAGCGCCACGTCCTGTAACTTTCATTTCTATAGTTGATAATTTTAAAGGAAAGTGTTTTGTTGTTTTTTCTATAGATAATGAATCTGCTGCAATGCCTTGTTGTGCAGAATTTAAATGTCCCTTGAATTCAATTGTTAACAATAACGGAACATCCATATAGTTTTTATAACCAGCATTTTGAGCAGCAATTTGCAAGGATTCAAAAAACAATCCCATGCTGTATATTTCAGTAACTTTGAAATTTAATTTAGTGGCATTTGTGTTGCCAGTATCTTTATCTAGATTAATAACACTGCCTACTGTTAGATTATCCATGAAGAAATCAAACTTACCATAGGCAGTGTTTACTCTGTTGTCAGGACTACCGCTGCCGCTTTTAAAAATGATTTGACCAAGCTGTCCTTTCTTGTAGGTTTCATTTGGAAAATTTATAGCAACTGCATCAAGCACACTTAATGTAAAGATATAATTATAACTGGCATAACTGTGTAATATATTTGCCATTGGCAACTCAGTTCTAAGATTTACTGTAGTTGCAGAAGAATTTATTGAGTTACTAATATTACCTAGATCAACAATGTTTGATATTTGTTGTTGTATCTGTCCTAACGCTCCGGCAATGCCTGCAATCTGTCCGGGTATGGCTGAGGTTAATGCTGTTCCAAGATTACTTATTCCGTTAGCTGCTGCTCGTTGTATTCCGCTAATTGCCCCATTGACTGAGCCCAGGGCACTGGCCAAGCCGGTATTAGATACAACTTTAGATACTTGGTTGACCGCAGATGTTGCAGAGTTAAGAGCAGAATCTAAAAATCCCATGTTATAGTCCTAATATATCTATCAAACTTGCTTTTTTAGGTAGGTAGATTCGAGTACCCGGAGTAAAATCGTATATAGGATCTTGTAATATATCTAAATTACGTTGGATAAAAACCCACCATAATTTATTAGTGCCGTACAGATCATGGGCCAATAGATCAGGACGATGACTGTACTGTGGCTCTATAGTATAGATCGGATCATCTGCTTCAGCACTTACTGGTCGAATTTTTAAAATATTCAAATAGTTATTTGATATTGTAGTATTTGCCCAAGGGCTGGTATTAGAATATGTTGCCATTAGATATACCCGCCTGTGCCGTTGACGTATCCGCCGTTGACAAACTTGCTCAAACTAAACTGCCTAACTGCTTCTCTACTATAAACTGGTTGCACTGTAACAGTCAATGTACTTTTATTTGGCACATGTGTATTGCCGCTCGATGTCGGAAATGCTCCACCAACACCTTGGCCTGCACCGCCACTTAATAAACTTGTAACTCCGCCAATGGCGCCGCCAATGGCGCCAACTCTTCCTAAACTAGTTGCTAGCCTTCCTGCGCCAAGGGCACCTGCAACTCCAGCAAGGCCCGAGCTTAGAGCAGCAACTCCGGAAATAGTCGATGCTG